AAAGCTCCGGTCTGACCCGCCGCAGCTTGTCCGGCACCAGAGATACCAAACAGCCGGTTATACACATTGCCCTGCTGGTTGTAGTAGTTCTCCAGCGCGGTCTGGAACTCACGAGAGGCAACACCCTGGCTGTACTTCCCGAGGTCCTGCATGGTGGCCGGGGCGTAGTACATGCCGCGCGCGGCTGCAGCCTTGTTGAGTGCCTTCTCGCCTTCCTGGAGGTTGAACTGGTAACTGGGTGAGGCCTGGAAGTCGGCCATGGTAAACGGCTTCACCAGCGGCGCGTTGGGATCGAAGGTCGCACCATACTGCGCTGGCGTGGTGCGGCTGACCCATTGACCGGGAGCTGTCATGCCAGGCACGGTGCCCAGCTGGCGCGAAGTGACATCTCGACCGCCAAACAGACCCCCGCCTTGCGGCCGGATCTGGAAAGGACCGCCCGCCGCCATGCCGCCTGGAGTCGGTGGAGCGCCCCCGCCTTCCCAGACTCGTTGCGTGGTGCCTGGGGTAGTGACCTCTCGCCCGATGCCCATGAGCGACAGAAGATCCGCGAAGCCAAGCTTGCCTCCTTCCATCCACGGCATCAGGTCTTTGCGCGTCTGCTGGTATTGCTCGCGCGTGAGTCCGGCGGCTTGGGCGGCTGCATCGGACTGCTCGCCCGCGGCAGCAAGCGATGCCCCCGCACCCAATAGTGCCGATCCGCCAATGGCAACCGCTACCCAGGACATAACGGCAACTCCTTCACGTTATTGCGGGCATCGAACAGCGCATCGGCTTCAGGCTCGATCAGTTCCTGTTCGATCTCATCGAGATCGGTCAAGCTGGTGCGGTGCACTGTCATACAAGTGGAATCCTCGAGCGCGAGCACCGCACGCTTGGTGCCTGGCGCAGATACCAGTACCGCCGGCGCATGGATGATCTGGGTGCGATCAATGCGATCATCCATCGTCACGGCCACGCGCCCCGTCATCACGATGTAGAAGTGCTCGCGCTTGTGCACCTTGCCCACGATCAGCGTACCAGCGGGCCGGAACAGCTCGCGCGCATACATGCCGTCGGCAAAGTGATGCTTCGTTTCCAGTCCACGCGCTTGCGGCATTTCGCGCATTGCCTGCTGCAAGCGCAGGATCTTGGCTTTCATACGACCGCCCCGCTGCCGTCGTGCCAGACATCGGGATTGACCGAATGGAGGAATACGGGCTTCCCAAGGGTCGTGTCGTAGTAGGGCATACCGATCCATCGCCCGTCGAGACTCGAGGTCGGGCGAGAACCGGTCGGACCGCTGCGGCTACCATTCCAGCTGACCTGTTGCAAGGAATGCAGGAACGCAGCCCAATCCGTTTGAATCGCGCCATTCGGCGCGCTCAGTGGTTGGCGCACATTCGGGACCTGAACACTGGGGCCTGCGATTGGCATCAGAATCTCCCGAAGTGCGCTTCCATACTCGCGCCGGTGATGATGCGCTTGACCGGATCGGTGATACGAAACTTCAAAACCCAGTCACGTGCCCCGCCGAGCGAAGTCCAAATCACCCGCTGCGTGAATTCGCCGAGCTTGCCCATTTTCGAGAAGCCTACGCTGTAGAACGTATTGCCGCCGTCCTTGCTGACCTGCAAGTCGATCACTGGATCGTATCCCTGGCTGGCACTGAGCACGTCTTCGCCCTCGACGCTGATGATCTCCGCCTCGCCTGTCCCCACACCTGACTCGATGTCGATCTGGAGTTGAGTGATCCCGATGTACTTGTCGTCCTGCCAGATATGCTTGCTGATGACCTCGAGCGGGATCGTGCCATCGACGTCCTCATAGGATGTAGGGTCGAGGAATTCGATCAGGCCGTTATCTTCATTCCCAACCAAGAGACGGCCTTGCAAGGTAGCGAGTTTGTGCGGGGCGAAATGCGCACCATCGGAATCGGTCCACTCGGACCAAACGCCCGACAGGCCATCGAACACCAACGTCACGCCAGCCTGATGGAGATGGAGCAGATAGAACGGATGACCGCCGATCGTGAAAGCATACCCTTCGCCGTCCGCGACCGAGCTGTAGCTGCCGAGCAGGTTGTCGATGTCGACATCCGAGATTTTCTGCAGGTTGAAACCAGCAAGGCGAGAAATGTTGCGGGCGTTCGAGCGGTCCTGGAATAACCCGACGACCGAGTTGTCGAATTGCGCGAGCGAGAACGCAGCTGCCAAGCCGAATTGCTGCGCGGATCCAGGGATCAACGCGAACGGAAAGTCGGGCGCGCCGGTATCCTGCCAGAACTCGGTATAGACATCACCGAAGAGATGCAGGACCGAGTGATCGGTGAGGCCGTTGCGCAGATTGCCGGCACCAGAGCCGGCGAAGTTGATCTGCACGGCGGGCCAGATGGTAGGGTCGACCGGACCGATCTGCGACATCTGGAACTGGCGCGAACCGGAAGCAGTGACGATGAAGTACTGATCTTGCCAGGTCACAGTCTGTGGCGTGGTCGTGAAGTTGCCATCGACGATCTGTGTAGGCCCCACTCCTGTGCTCATGTTGTAGACGTAGCCAAAAGACCCATCGACGATCACGAGGTAGGTCCCATCATCGGCCATCGATACATCTCCGCTCGTCGTGCTGAGATTCCCAATGAACGAGATGATGCTCGAATTGTTGACCGAATACAGACCCTGATCCTTCACGACGAACAGGAGCGGCGTGGCCAGCGTATTGACCGCCCACATGCCGCGCGTGCTGCCCGCGCCCAAGTCGGCAAAGCTGCGACGCGCAGGACGCCCAACCAGCACGTATTGCGTGCGGTCTGCTTCGCGCCTGGCCTCGACGTAGCAATTGACCCGCTTCTGCGCGGTGATCGCAGGAGAGGTGGATTTGGTGCCTACGCCGAACAATTGGACCCTCATGAGGAACGCGGTGAACTGTCGCTGTAGATGTTATAGGTCGCCTGACTCCTGCTCACGATCGCCGGGTCGTATTCGGCGATGACCTCCTTCAGGTTGCGCCGTTTGATGTTGCCCTTCGCCTCGGATGCGTTCTGGATCAACATCGCGAAGGCTTTCTCGTCGAGCAGGAACGGGAACCCGACATTCATGAGCTCCAGGGCGAGGTTCATCACGAAGCCCCGCTCATAACCGGCGGGCATCGACAAAGTCTGGAACAGGTCGGTGAAGACGACCTGATTCGTGGTCGCGTTGTAGACCACCGTGTAAGCAAGCAGTGGCACCGGGAAAATGTAGATCGTCCCGTTTGGGAAATCCGAGGCATAGAAGAGCGTGTCTGGGATCTGACTCGTGATGCCCTTCTCGCCGATGTTGTCCCAGATATCGCGCGGAATGATCCGCATCGGGTAATCGTTGTTGTTATTGTCGCGGATGAACGCGGAGACGATATCGTAGGGCCGCGCAGTGTTGATGTTGGGCGACCCGCTTTCTCCGATGGTGTAGGACTGCTGTCCGACCACCATCGGAAAGCTACGCTGCAGCGTGACATACGACATCAACTCTTCGGTACTCCAGGAGTCGAGCAGAGCATTCAAGGCGGTCAAGCCGTCGTTTGCATCGCCCGCCTTGAGTGTTTCGGTACGCCCCAGATAGCCGAGCGCACGTCCGGCTCGCGTGATGAGATCGTTCGACGTAGTCATACGGCAGTGGCCTCCGGGTTGCGCAGAAAGCGGTCATAGTTCCCGAGCCATCCCTTGACCCCATAGTGGCCGAAATCGATGTTCGGGTAGATCCACGATTCGATCCCGATCTTCTGCATCCGCATGCCGAAGACGCGATCCTCGCCCCAGCGCATCGGCTTGCTGTCTCCAAGGGGTTTGCGCTCGCAGGCGAAGAACTCGATGTATTCGCGCTCGGGACAGGCCGGATCCGCGCCGGCATCGTAGTAAGTCAGCTCGCTGTAGGCCGCAGCGTACTTCTCCAGGGCCGAGCGCTTGATGCGCAAGAAGCCACCCGCGAGGTACTCGGCTTTGATCAGAGCAGTTCCCTCCGGCAGCATGCGGCCGACCGGATGGAATTTGCCCTCGATCTCGTTGAGGAAAGGTCGCGCGGTCCAGACAGCCCAGGCGTTTTTTTGCGGATAGCTGCCCTGCACGATCTCCTCAGGGAAGGTGAGCAGTTGCATGAAGCCGCGCGCTTCCCATTGCATGTCGGAATCGATCATGAACAGATCGGTCGCTTCCGGGTCCTCTAGGAACTTATTGAACAATGTGTTCTTGGCGCGGTCCACGTACGAATCCCCAGACAGTTCCCAGAACTCGTGATTGATGCCCAACTTCGTGAGCACGTTCACAGTCTGCACCATGCTCGAGATATAGGGCGAGAAACCGCGCATCTCGTAGAACGGCGTGGCGATGATCACCTTCATGCGCGGGGCATAGTAGCGGGCGCGGATCTCGGCGTACTTGCGCTTGAGCCAGCGCATGTCGATCTTGCCCACACCGTAGCTCGCCATACCATCGTGGACACGCGTATGCGTGAGATTCTCCTCGATGATCTTGATGTTCTCGCGCTGAAGCAGGCGCAGATAGAGATCGTAATCACAGAGGACACCATCGTCGACGTGCAAGCCGCCGAGTGCACGCAATGCATCGGTGCGATACATGCCGACACCGAAGTAGTGATTGCCTGGGTACAGAGCTTCGAGCCACGCTTCGCGCGGGCGATTCGCGGCACGCGGAATGCGCTGCAGATCATGCGTGCCATTCGCGAGCGGCTT